ACGATAGTTGTCACAAACAGAGCCCAGCGAGGAGTAAAAGTACTCGTCGAGAGGGTATTTGTCAGTGATTCGGCCGCAGACATTTGACCACTCGAACTTCTCCCAAAGGCGCTGCTTAGTAGCAACGGCTCCGGGGCCGTGTCGAGGGTAAATATCTAGCGGATTGAACGCCTCATAATGAGGCGCGAACCCAGCAAAGAGTCTTGAAAGCAAGACTCTAGCTTCACGGGCGACGTCTGCAACATCGGACAACCGACGTTGGGTACGAAGCCTATCGGAAACGGTCTTAGAGATGGCATCAATAAGGCCGTTAACGCGAGTAGAAATGTCACGCTCAGTTTCTTTAAACTTTGCAATGACATCCTGTTCTTGATCAGGAGTATAGGGCAGTTCGTACTTGTAAAACAAGTAACAAATTTGCCGTATATGAATGACACTAGCAGTACAAGGGTCACGAAGGACCAACCCGGAGTCAGAGAAGACTCTCCTGAACAATTCCCCGAGAAATCGAGGAATTACGGATCCGTCATACGCTGCGAAGCGTAGGGCAGATGCGTTTAACAGGCAGTCACCTCCTAAAGCCTTGTCAAAGGCTTTACCGAGTTTGGGTAAGGTTTTCGTTAGAAAACCACTTCCTTCGTCAGAGACTCTACGAAGCACGATTTTCATCGTGCAACGCAGAGCCTTCTCGTTGAACCAGGCACCACAGGAACTAGAAATGTCCTGCAGTGCCGCGATGATGAGTTCAAACTCATCTAGGCTCTTATTAGGTGCCATATGGTAACCTTCCTAGAGCACGAAGCGACACCGCAGAGACTCCTAACTTAACCATGAGCGTTAACATACCACAAGACCAGTTGTCGGCAAAACAACCACTACTCACCGGAAAACCCGGTAAGTACATGATTGCAGTAGCGACACCAGTCCCAAGAAGTACGCTGCCGGACTCACCAACTATACAGTTCGACGGCCCACCCGCCCGCCAGATAACCATTGAGTACAGTGGAGTTCGTCTAATCGAGCTTGAGCTTACGCAAAAGCAGATTAGGCAAATCATGAACCAACGGTTTCTGTACGGGTACGAGGGTTGGGAAGAATTACTGATAGTAAGGGAGAGCCATTACGTCGAATGACGTAACGCCAGACATAAATGACCAACGGACTTGAAGTCAGTTGATCAAAGCCAGAAGGCTTGTCAGACAGTTAAGCGGATCAGTAGCCAGACAAACAGGATCACTATGATCCAGTTCAAGAATGGCCACGGGTCCGGAACACGCGTTCTCATAGTGACTACAAGTCACCATTGAGAAGACATAGGGCGCCGTTACCAGTCCCGTCGTAGAGAATTGTCGTGCTTGCACCAAGCGATGCAACGAACGACACTAACTCGGCGAGGACATGGGCCATTTCAGCAGAGGTCGTCAGGGCTCCCACAGGGGAGTCAAGGACGATCGATGATGTAATGACGACAGGCGTTGACGAATCAACAGACGAGATGACAGTTTTGTCAAATCGGACGTTGGAACGTCTGCGCTTCTTCAACCCAGTACCGATCTCTTGGTGTTGAACCGTGAGACGATGCTGGGCAGAAGGGGCTTCAGCCACTTGGGCTAAGACCGTCTTTCGGCCAGGACCTGTGTCGATACGTCGGAATTCAACCTCCGTACCAGCACTGTTCTTGATTTCGTTAGTTACTAACGTGTCGCTTAACATGCGGTTTGACGTACAATAACCTCTAAGAGGTCCGCTTGTACCAGCGTTTGTTCTTTCTGAGACGCCTACGTCGAGATTGACTCAACGCAAGAGCCAAGCTAGCCTCTTTAAGAGACAGCTCACTCGATACAATCGAGCTTAAACCCTCAAAACCAACGTCACGGCGATAAGCCGTTTCGGTGATCTGAGGGTATTTGATCCCTCTATTCTTAGGAAGTGGGGACGCATCTCCGATACCATAGTCGAAATAAACGACTTGGACGTCGATAGTGCGCTCTCGCTTCAAAGACCAGAGGAATTGAACTACGTTAATCTGCGGGTCACTCATCCCAACTCTGAACTTGTCGAGGAAGTCGCCAACTTTGACGACCCAATCGACAACGAACGACCAGGGAATAGCGTTCCAGACAATCGAAGGATTGAAATCAATCCCAAGGCTGTCCAAGAGAGCTAATTCTGGCAGGAGTTCTTGTAGTGCATTATATCTCGCGATATACTGTACTTGGGCGTGAAATACGGTCGGTTTGTTCTTAACACTTCGATTAATCGTTACCGCGTGCTCACTGCCGTGACCATCATTGTTACTTGATGGAAACGCGCCATGAAAACTCGTAACAGTTGAATCAGAAACATCTAGGAACTCGTTAAACGAGAACCTGAAGTGTTTAGTGACCGGTCGTCCCGCAAGAGCAATGTTCCTCTGGATAGAGGAAACAGCGCTCTGCATAGACCGCTTTATAGCGGCTACGTCAGATATCAAAGGCTTCAAGTTAAACTCCAGTTGGAGATAACTATCGGCTATTGACTTGAGCGACTTACGGAT